CCCCCGAACTGCGTGCTGGCAATTTTCGCTACGTTAGCCATGCCGGCAACGGTTATTGCTCCGGCAAGATAGGGGCCGAGTAGAGGCCCTGCGCCTACTGGCGGAGGTGCGAAAGCCGCCGTGGCCGCCGATAGCGTGTTTACTACCGCCCCGGCAATCGCCGCAACTTTACCTATCTCAAACATCCGTCGGCTTTCGCTGTTCATCAGCCCGGACAACGCGGCCAGCCCCATCTGCCCGATTTCGACCTTTTGATCCCATGTGAGACGCTCTTGATCAGCAAGGGCTTTACCGTACACTTTGAAGTTCTGCAGCATCGTATCCAGATTGGTCATCTGGTTCGCCGAGAATATGCTGTGGAAGTCCCCCTGCAGCGCCAGAGAGGCGGCGTGATGCTCCTGCATGGCCTCCAGCTCCTTCTGCCGGCCCTCTTCTTCCTTTGCGGCCTGCCGCTCTTTCGCTTCAGCCTTTGCCGTTTCTAGGCTGGCCTGGTACTGCGCCTCAATGCCGAGCATTGCCGCTTTGTGCCGGGCTTCTATATCTTCTTTGGCGGCCCCTTCATCCCGCATCGTTATCAGGTTCGCCTGGAGAAGCTCTTTCTCCTTCTCGAACTTGGCCTCTGCGGCGGCTATCGCTTTCTGCTCCTCGTCCGCAAAGGCGGTGTCGAACAGGCGGGCTCGCTCCGACATGAACCGTCGGGCCTCCTGTAGCGCGGCGGCACTATCGTCAGCGAGTCCTTCCAGCCGGTTCGCTTCGGCCTGCTTCGCGTCGAGGATATCCGCCTCACGCTGCGCCTGTATGCCGCGCAAGCCCTCGCGCTCGGCTTTGGCAATCTCTTCCGCCGTGGCTTTGTTCTTGCGCATTACGTCCAGGTTCGATTCGAGGAGTGCTTTCTCCTTCTCGAACTTGGCCTCTGCGGCGGCTATCGCTTTCTGCTCCTCGTCCGCAAAGGCGGTGTCGAACAGGCTGGCTCGCTCGGCAATAAACTCCCGAGCGCGACGCAGGGCCTTCTCCCGTTTGTCCCGGTCTTCTTCACTCTCTTCGGGCGGCCCCCGGCGGGTAAATGTAGTAGGCTTCGGCCCTTCCCCAGGTTTGTCAAACGGTGTCGAAATGGGCTTACCTATGCCGATTAGAAAACCGTTGTTGAGTGCTTCTCCGAAAGCTTTACCGTCCGCCGTTACTTTCGCGTTGAACTCGGCAATTGTGTTGCCGCCGGTCAGCCGCTTGTAATATCCCGAGTCTCCAATCGCGGAGGTCCGATTCAGTTCCTCGTCCACTTTATTGAAGCCGGATAAAAAGGCATCTTGTGTCTTCGTGGCCTCTTTAAGTCCGCGCTCGAACTCGTTCAGGCCGTCCTCTCCTTTTTTGAAGAAGTCATAGAGCCACAGGGCTCCTTCCAGGGCCAGCAACGGCCACAGGGCGCGGGCCAACACTTTCGCGGCGCCGGCAGCAAACCTCATGGCCGTGCCGCTCTTCTTCACCGTCTCCGTGAACGTCTTGAGCTTGGCCGTCGGATAACCTGCGGAGTTTGTAGTCCAGACGTACCGTTCTGTCTCAACCGTGGCGGCCACCAGGCTTGCCCGATATGCACTCAGGCTCACTTAGTTGCTCTTCCACAGGGCGCGCAGGCCGAACAGCACTGCCATCAACCCTCCTATGCCGAGAGCGTCAGTAGCGGCCCGGACTCCGCCAACCAGCGCTTTCATTAAGCCGAGCGCGTCGTGGATACCTTCTCCCAAAGCGGCAAAGGACTCCAATACCTCCGGGCGAATCTGAATGCTCTCAGTGCCGTCTGCCGCTACTTTGATCTCCACGAAGGCATCCTGCACGGCTTTTAAGTCTCCTTTGAGAGCCTCAAATAGAGGTTGCATACCTTGCCCGATAGACATCTCCACGGCATCGACCGTGTTTGACCACACCCCTTCCCATTGCTCTGCCGCTACTTTGCCCGCCTCATTAAAGGCCGCTAAATGCTTCTGCAGAGTCCCGAACAGCTTTCCTTGATCCCGGGCCGTTCGGATCATCGCATTATTCAGTCCGATATTGAATTCGATGCGGGAGTTCTTCAGTGTGCCGGTGCCTTGTATGAGAGAACGAATCTCCTCGGACAGCTGATTCATCGGAACGCCAAGTGCTGCGCCCGCCTGCGCCACGCCCACGGAGAGCTTCTGGATCTCTTCTAGCGTGAGGTCAGCGCTTAATCCAGGTCCTAAAGCTATCTGGAAAGTCTCCACTAGCTGCTGAAACGTCGCGTTGGTTCTAAGGTTGTCCACCTGAATCTGTTTCTGGATTTTTGAGGACTGCACCATTGCGGCGTTTAACGCTTCTTGCCCCTGTAAGACTCGGCCTTGGGAGTCAGTCAACTCTCCCGACGCGGTGATTAACGAAGCAATACCTAACTTAGTTTTCTCTATCGCCGAGTTGTAGTCAATAGCCGTTTTTGTGAGCAAGATCCAAGGCGAGGCTATCAGGGAGAACGACCCCATCGTGATAGCCAGCTCGATCATGGTGCCGTTCAGTTTTTGAATGACCCCGGGCATGATGGCGGCGTTTCGATGCGAGCCAATAAGCGCCTGCTTCGAGGCCCGCATGGCTTTGGCGGCGCGCTGGTTGGCCGCCGCGTTTTGGTCGAACGCTCCGGAAGCCCGGTTCAGAGCTTTATCTGTGGCTCGAAGCTCTTTTTGCCCAGCTTTGAGGGTGCGGCTAAAGCTTTCGTCTTTGCCTCTGAGGGCAACGCTGATTACGTCATCAACCATCATCTCCCCCTGAGCAATTCTGCTTCACATATCCGAACCCGGTCCAGTCCGTCGAGAATATCCTCATGCTCAAGGGCTTTCAACATCTGGACGGCCAACTGCCGATCCACCCCTACAGTTTTTCCTCGTTCGTCGGTCTCCAAACTCCGGGCGAACACCGCAAAAGGAATGACGTTGTTCGGCCACAGTTCGACCTTGTTCGGGCACTCCCCGCACTCTGTTTTCGATTTGCGCCGGGCTTTGCATGCTCCGCAGTAAGACGGGCCGACCGTGAAGGCTCTTACTGCGGCTGCGAGTTTCCCCGCGCAGCGACCGGGTCGAAAGAGGCAGCCAGGAGGCGAGCGTACATAGCGTTCCGGATGTACGGGATGTCCATAAGCACCTCAAGGGAGTACGGCTCGTCGTCCTCATCCAAAATAGCCGGAGGGGTAACAATGTGCTCCCGGAGGATATCCTGAACGCTTCGGCTATCTTCGCCCGTATCGGAGAAGTACGTCTCGGACTCTTTACCCTTGATGAGTTTGGCTCGCATCTCCAGTTCGGCACTCTGAAAGCTGCCATCTTCCTGAAGTATGGGGAGGTCGATGTCCACCTTGGCGGGGACGTTAAAATTGGCTTTGACGGACATTGAATTTCTCCTTAGTAAGTTGCAATGCTGTTCTTGACGATTGCCTGGAACGCCGTGGCTTCGGAAGACGAGCCGAAGAAGCCCATAAAGGACATAGGCACGAGCAAGCCCTGCGGGCCGGAAACTTCCGGGCCGGCCACGGCGTACTTCAGTTCGGGGATAAGGAACTCGACGGACTCATTGCCCGCCGAGCCCAACCCGTCCCCACGGGAAAAGGTCAACTTGAGAGAGGAAGTGGTGCCGGCTACTGCCTTATCCAGCAAAGTGGTGGAGTCGAACAAAGCGTTGAAGTTGCCCGACACCCCGATCATGCCTTCGGGTATGTCGGTGCGAAGCCCGCCGGAGCCATCGATGGTGTAGTTGCCTCCGTCCATGTTGTTCGTGACGTTAAGAGTAACGTCGGTAGCCGTGGCCAGAGACGCACCCCCTTCTTCGATTGCCGCATCAAACCCGCTGAACGGGCTATGTCCCAAATCGGTAGGCGTAGCGTCAAACGACGCCGCGTCGGCAGTCAAAGTTTTGCCGAGGATGTCGAAGACTGCGGTGGAGTGCCCCTCCTGCGGGACGGTAATTGCCAGGTTGTTGATCTTGCACCCGTTGAACAGTCTTTTGAAGTTACCGGAAGACTGGTCCGTGTGATCGTGCTCCAGAACCATGCCCGCCGGAGCGGTATTGCCCGCCTTGAACGTGTGGACGTATGGGCCGGCACCGGTAACTGCCGGCTCCCCCAGCAAATGCTTCAGCAGAAACCCGAAGCCCTCAGCATCCACGAGGACGTTGAGCGGCCCCGAGACATCCAGATTTCCGAGGATCGGGGCGGAAGGCTGACGGGTGCTGCGCAGCACCGGGCTCTCAATCTGCGACCGCTTGTCCGTTACCCCGGACGTAACGGCGTAAATGATCCGCCCGTTTGGGGTACCGGGGGTGGACCCGAAGACTGTTTCTGTATCCGCCATCACCCGAACGCGGGAGCCTTTTGACTGTACCATTTTATCCCTCCACGGCAGGGATCATTTTGCCCGCCTTAATGAATTTCTCTGCTTCTTCGGAGGATACTCTGTACGTCTCCCCACGTTTGAATCGGTCCCCGACAGCCACCACACCGGGAGGGCATTGAATCGCTACGGTGACGGGTTTTTTCTTCGGCAACTCGTCAAGCTCTTTAGTCATGTCATGCCCCCTCTTCCAGATTGGCAGTATAGGTGATGTCGAAAGGTCGAACGAACTTACCCCGGGATTTAGTGGCGTCACTGGACCGGAATTGCTGCTCCACCGGCGCGATGGACGTTACTACCCCGCCAAGGGTGTCGTCAAGCATTAAGGCCCGCTTAATGTCCGCGTCAAAAGCATTTATGTCCTGGGGGGAGTCCACGTAGGCCAGAACGTCTGCCTGGAAGGTCACCTGCACCCGGCGGTTCATCAGTAGGTCGACGCTCTTCTCCGCGCCCTCATCCATGTAGATGATAGCCGGCAGCTCCGCAGGGTTGTGAGACTCGGAAGGCTCGAAAAGCTCCGTAACGCTCGCTACATCGTTCAGGTATCCGTTGGCCGTCGTGATGTTGGCGAAAGCGGCCAGCATAGCAGTCACGGCTTGTCCTCGACGGTTTACGGTTGCCACAGGATAATCTCCGTTACACCGGTGCCGTTGTGCTGCAGCTCCCGGATTTTGTACGTTGTCGCGTCTCCGGGAGCGGCCAGGGTGTCCCCTTTGGCTACGCCGGAAATGTCGGCAGTTTTAACGAAAGCAGACGGGTGCGGCATGAAAATTTCTTGAGGGGCGCCTATGTCCCCTGTCCACTCTGCCGCACCCGCAGAAATCCACTCTCGTTCAAAATGGGCGGGAACGCTCAACACGCCCCCGCCCGCTTTGGTTATAGTGATCGTTACTGCCAGATCGGAAGTAGAGAATATCCGGTCGAGGTCAGTAGTAACTCGATCACTGAGGGTTACCATCAGACGGACAGAACGCCGGCAGAACGAAGTTTAGCAAGAACGGCGTTGATCTTAACCGCCAGATCCTTGTCGTTGTCGTTCTGCGTACCGATGTCGGTAACGACGGTGTTGTGCTTGGCCGCAAGCTGTGCGATTGCTGCCAGCATGGCGATATTGGCCGTCCGCTGGGTGACAAGCTGATCCGTCAACTCCTTGAAGTTGTTGTTGATAGCCGCCAGCCGCGTATCCACGTCGGCTTTCGACGCCGCATTGTTGGCCGTGCCGTCCACACCGGTCACCGCCGTGGACACATCATCGACGGTGTCGTCGGCGGTGCCACCGGTCGAGTCGGTCAGAGCGTCGATGTTGGTAACCACCGCAATGATGTCGACTCCCGGGTCAACACCGCCGGAGTTGTCGGTAACCGCCACGGCTGTCTCGCCGTCGGCCAACGTGCCGTCTGCAGCGGCGCCACCGGTCGAGTCGGTCAGATCAGCTTCAGCAGCCTGCGGGCCTTCTGCGGTGGCCGGTACGGCGCCATTGAGACGAACCACGCCGGTCGAAGACGGGTTAGCGGCTGCCGTGGTAGCAATGCCGATAAGCTGACCCGCGGTGGAGTCGCTGTCGCAACGACTGTTGCCGTCATCCCAGTAGATTTTCTGTCCCTGAGTCCACGCCTGGGCGCTGGTCTTGGGAAGCGTGAATACTCCCATAACCTGACCGGGGAAGTTGTAGGTGGCGGCGGCATCAGCCAGCGCCACCGCAAAAATTGTACCGATCAGGTAGCCGGTGCCGGAAGCTACTCCGCCAGCCGGGGCTACAAGGTTGAGTACATCGCCTTCCTGAACGTAGTTTGTTGCCATAAGATTTCTCCTCTCGAAATTTGGTAGGGTGTGGGGGCCGAAGCCCCCACGCAATTACGCGCCTGGGTTCTGGTACAGACCGCGATGGTCCAGAGCCTTGGCTGCCGCGTCGATGCGAACTTTCATTTCAACACCGTCAACATCCCAGCCGTTCTGCTGCTCCATGAACGGGTTGGGGTTGCCGTCCAGATAGCCGACTTCAATCGTGTCGAACATCTGAGCGTCGGAACCAAGGTACCACTTGACTGCCGAGTTGACGTCCAGACGGGCATCAGAAACAACCTCCAGAGTACCGCGATGGATGTTCGGAACCTTGCTGTTGGCCTTCGACGGATCTGTCTCAGACGCCACGAGGGTCTTGGTGGTGCCTTCCAGAGCCACCGGAACAATGATCGTGGCAGCAGGCATACGGACGGTTGCGTTGCCGCTCGGGTCGGTCTGCTTCGCCATAGCGGCCTTGGCTGCACTCACCGTAGCCACGGTCGGCGCTCCGCCCGAACTTGCCAGATTGCTGTGGTCCGCATGGAACAATACCGTGCCGTCGGCCATAGCCGCGTTCGCGGTGATGACGGCCCACACCAGATCGCCGACCTTACGTTTTGCTGCTTGGCCCATAGCCAACGGAATACGCGACATGGCGTTCAGGTCATCGTTGATAATTGCCTGACGGGAAATGGCGAATTTCTTGCCGTAGGTGGCCAGCTGGATCTGCTCGCGATTTTCGCTGAACGTTCCGTGCTTGTACTCGCCGTTCTCCAGCACTTCCTCCAGGTCGCTGAAGGCAGACATGTTCAGACGGTCCGCCACCTTGAAGTCGCTCAGGTTGCCGACTCGGGAGATCCGGTCGAACACTTCAGGCACTTCCATGTAGCCCTTGAGCATCGACTTGTTGGCGATGTTGCTCAGGATGTACGGGAAGTCGGACGAGCTATGCGTGATAGCACGACCCACCATTTCCAGACGACTCAAGCGACGAGTATTGACCCCCGCCCGCTCCAACGACATACGGGCCAGTTCCTGCAGGGAGTACCCGCGCAACTCGCCGCCCATCTTGATCTCGTCGTGGGAGATCAGACCGGCGCGAGCGGACAGGGCCTCCAGCGTGGCGTCCCGGAACTTCTCTTTGTCGGTCTCGCCGACTTCGATACGGGCACTCGGCGTCCCCTGCGTCCCCAAGTGCTTCAGCAAACGGGTGTTGGCTTCCGCTGCGGTGACTTCCACATCGTCGAGGCAGGCGTCCAGAAGGGCACGGGTATCCGCGTCCTCTGCGTGAGGTGTGAAGCTCTCACGGATGGCTGCGCGACGAGTCTGCTCGTCAGCGAGCGCCTGCGCACGCACGGCTTCAGTGTTGTCTGTGGCTGGTTCAGTCGAAGGGGTCACGGGTACTTGTGCCTTACGCTCGCCCTCGGCTGGAGTATTTTCTGTCGTTTTAGGCATCGTGGCCCCTCCAATATCAATTACTTCGTAGTTTTTACTCCGACCGACTCCTATGGTGGCATCAGCCGGAATATCGACGATGGAAATCTCGAAAGGCATCCATCGACAGCGGTACTCGTCGGGTCCATCGGCGTGCTCTTTAACCAGAACACGCTCGACAATTTGATACCCAACGGAAACATTTACAAGAATCTCGTCTTCAATATCGCGCCAGAACTCGTCCATAAGAGCGTTCCGACGAGACATACGGACCGTGGCCTCTCCGCGCTTATTCGCCACGGTGGCGTTTTCCACTTTACCTAGACGGTTTTCCGGGCCGATCCGGTGGTTATATAGGAGCGGGGCGCCGTTCTGAAGACGCGTAAAGTCAACATCCCCGGCATCATGACTCAAAATCTCAATCCAGGGCTCTTCAAACCAGGAAGTGCGAAGAACTGGCTCCTCAGAAGAAAAAGACAGATCGAAAGTCCGATTGCCGTCTTTAGCATCCGCGTCTTTGGCCCGCACGCGGATTGCAGCGGTACGGTATAGTTCCCCTTCAACTTTCTGGCGTATCTGCGGCATTTGCGCCCCCCTCGGCGGATTTCTCCGTACCCTGACCCGCATAATACTTAAAAGTCAAGCCTTTTTCTTTGTGGGCTTCCCTTTCGGCCTCGACCTGGTCTATCACGTCGTCCGGATTGCCAGACCGGTCCTTGATAACCTGGGCCTGAGACTTGAAACCGTTGGCTACTGCCACTTCGTCAGCTTTTGCTTCTTTGAGAGGATCGATCCAGGGCATCGGCGCGCCGCGATGCTCCACTTCGTAACGAGTGTCCCGGTCGAAGGCTACTCCGTCAAGCGCACCGGTGAGAATAAGCATGTCAATGAATGTGCGCCACGAATCGTCCACGAATTTGGTGACGAACTCGTTGCGTAAAGCCCCATATGAGACGGTTTGGACAACAAGCTCCTGTCGTTGAGAGGAGTACGTGCCGGAAAAATCTTTAGAAACGTTGGCGTTTGAGGCGCCGGTGCCGCTGGTAAGGGCTCGGATTTGCCCTTGCCGGAAAGATTCCAAGCCGGTGTTCGGCCGGTCGGACTTAATCATGCCTACGTCTTCGCCCGGACCAAGCCCGTCGAATATCAACCCGGGCGACATCTCGAACATGCGCCGGCCGGTAGAAGTATCCACGTTGGTGTTTGCCGCGAAATCCGGACGCTTGATATATCCGGTGAACGCAGCAGCGACCCGCGCTGCAATCCGCTCGCTTTCCTCGTACTCTTTCAAATCATCCAGTCGGATCATGATCGGGGCGAAGAGAGAAACTCCCCGCGTCTGAGAAACCCGGTCCGAAAATTTCAGGTGAATCATTCGAGACGCGGGTACGTCCTTCAACTCCTGTCGCTGCGGCCGAAACATGTCTGCGGGGTGCGTCTTATATACCTTGTAGTTTTTGGCTGCCCCCCAGGCGTCCCGGTCAATCCCCAGAATTGTGTCGTCTCGGTTCTGTGCCACGTAATCCATAGGAACCATCTCGGATTCCAGTAACTCCAGCAGGAAGGGGACGTCGCTGGAGTATTGAATATCTGCACGCAACCCTGTCACTTTCTGTGCGAAAATCTCGCCGTCCCGCAACCACGTGCGACAAGCCAACCGCTGAGCCATGACCCAGTTCATCTCTCGGGTCACTTCCGGCCGGCGTTGCCACTCCCGATGTTTCCGACGGATGATCTGGTTGGCTTTCTTGGCAAGTTTGCCCCGACGGGTCCGGAGCATCGGCTGGGAGGTAATCCCCGTCCCGACAATCCCGTTCACCAGGTCGTGCAGCACCCCTCGGGCCAGATCGTGATTCTCATCCAAATATCGGGCCTGCTTCCTCAAATTGTGCGCGGCGGCAAAAGCTACGTTGTCCCCGGACCCGCCATCCTGGATGGGTCGGCGCGTAGGAGAGGGGCGGGCGGCCTCATAATAGCGCTTGAGGAGTTGTCGGTCCGTAGCCCTCCGAAGCGCCCGCCGTGGCGAAAACACCTCTATGATGAAGTCAATCGGGTTATGCATCAGCGGCACCGGTCTCGGGTGTTAAACTGAGACAAGGCATTCGGGTTCCAGGTGGCAATAGACGCGCCGTTTCCGACACTGGAGGTAGCGGCTGCTCGGGCCACGCGGGCCTCATACTCCTGCCGCCCTTTGCGGATTTCGGACAGGTTCTCCATCGTAACGAGTCGGCCGGCAATTTGATAGGTCTTGCCGGCGAGCACTGCCTGCTCGGCTGCAGTATAAGCGTCGAGCATTTCCTGATCTGTAGCCATGAGTGTCCCCCTGGAAAATCTCGGCCACCCTATATGCCTTCCGCGAGGAAAGTCAACAGCTAGCGTCTCGGGTTAATAAAACTGCCTCCCGGTCGGTTGATAAACCCTCCTCCCGGACGGACCACGGGCGAGGGGGTAGCCTTGTCCGTTCCGATACCCTCTTCGGACACGTCCACGCCACAGGAATCGAGGTCCAAGGCCAACAGGTTCAGAACTGCTCGGTTATACACCAACAGATCCAGCGCCTCGTTCCGGGGCCGAGTTTTGATGTACTTGCTGTAGGGTATGCCCGCCCGATACGCCGTAACCCTTTTTTCCGACGTGACCTGTGCGAAAAACTCCGGATCGAAGCTCCACGGAAAGTGGATGGCCGGCTGCTGGCCGAACTCCAGCTGCAGCCGGGAAAAAATCAAGTCCTTAGCCGTGTCCGTACCCACGGTGTATAGCAGCAACCCTTGGTGCTTGTGCAGCTTCGTTGGCCGGGAGATAATAGGCTGCCCGGGAGTAGAGTGCCCGCGCAAAGCCACCATCCCTTGCGACTGGTACTTCTTACAGAACTTGTACGCTACGGTGGTGTGGTGTCCGCCGGTATCGACTCCTGTGAGCCGGACCTTCATCTGGTAGCCGTCCTCTCGCTCGTAGAGCCCCTGCAGCTGCTTCGCCATGGCGTCCCACACCTCCTCCTGGGCCGGGTTGCCGTAGGATATAATGTGGTCGACGGCCCACCACTCTTCCTGGGCGCCGAAGGCGGTAACCAGGGCCTCTAACCGATCGTCCTGGTGGTCGATGGCGGCAATAAGGACCTTGGCCGCCTTGGGGATCAGTTCGTACTTCTCCCGTTTGTTGTAGAGGTCAATGCCATCCAGCTTGAGTCCTTCGGCCTTGAACGTCTCGGCCAACACGGTATTGACGAACACCTTGAGTCGCTCCGGGTTGCCTTTGGCCAACAGGAACTTCTCCACGATCTGCTCCCACGAGGACCACGGGGAGTAGGCGCGCCAGATATGGAACCCGACCGCCCCGCGCTTCTTGGCCTCCCCGGTAGCTACCCACTCGTAGTTGGCTACCATCCACTCACGTTTCGATGGGGGGATCTCGTATGCACAGCCTTCGCAGACATACTTGACGGTCCTCGGGTCATCGTCCTCCCATTTGAAGTTAGCGAAGCGAAGTTCCTGCTTGTGCCCGCACTCAGGACAAGGCACGAGGCACTTGAACTGCGTGGTCTCCTTGTACGCCGGCTCGATTCGGCTGGTATCCTCGTTACCCGGCGTGGACGCCATAATGATCTTACGGTTGTAGTAAGTCTCGGTGCGCTCCTCGCCCAAGGCCACGGGATCGCCCTCTGTACCGGCCGAGGCCGGGTAGCGATCCACCTCATCGAATAGCACGATCCGGACGGGGCGAGAGGCCAGAGAGCCTGCAGAGTTAGCGCCGGCGATAGCGATTTGCCCGCCTGTAAACCCTTTATGCAGGATTGTATTGTTGCCGTCGCGGGACTTCACGCTGCCGAAACGCTTGGTCAAAGCCGGAGAATCCCGCACCATCGGAGCCAGCCGATCCTTACTCCAGGTCTCCGCCATTTCGAGAGAATATTGGACCATGAGCATCGGCGAGGGATCTTGATCGGCGAAGTAGCCCACCGAATTGCAAAGGATCTCGGTGTTATGTGTCGGAATCATTCCCTCCCCGGCGAGGTATAGATGGTCGGCTGCCTCCACATAGATGCACTTAACCGGAATGGATTTGATGGGGGTAATCCCCGTAATCTTGCGGCGTTTGGTTTCCGTAACTCGGCGCCCTTCAACGCTCGGCAGCCGGACGGCTTTTCGCGGCAGCCGAAATACTCTCGCATCGTCTCGATACGCTGTGAACTGAATGCATTTTGCCGGTTTCCCCAAAACCTTGCGACCTCGATAGACGGTGCTCGGTTGGAGATCCCTGACAGTAGGTTTCAGTCCTAAAGACCTGAGTAGTTCCAGCACTCCTTCCGCAAGACGAAACGAGGTACTTACGAAACTGCAGCGGCCCCGAGCAGAAATGCTCCCATCGGTATCCATCAGCCCTTGCAACAAAGAAAGCCTTTGAGGGTAGCTCGCCCGCAAATATGCCTCGGGAACATGCTTGTTTTTAAGAACCCCAAGAGCCTCTAAGCGGTTGTGCATCGACGGGTTTAAGATAGGGTCATATCGATCCCCTAAATGGGGATACATGTTGGTTTTTGAGCGTTGGCGGTGGCACTCGGGACACCCGCTCCCGTTCCCTCGCGGAAACTCAGACTTTAAATGCCCTCTGGAACACGAAAGGGAATATTCTTTGCGATAGGCTATACTGTAGCAGCTTTTATCTCGGCGCACCCCAAAAGCCGGGTCGATATTCGCCAGTTCCGCAGTCATAAAATCCAAGTCTTGCGACCCGACGGAGATAGTAGAGGAAGCGGAGTGCCCGTCTCCAAGCCACACGCCCAACCAGTATGGGTCGAGGGGCAAACTCACCTCCGGGAGCTGCAAAGGCGCCGCTACGGAGACCGCGTAGCGGTTTCTGGCCCCATGACTGACGCTCTCAACCATCTGCTTGGTTTCCAGCACCCGCGTCTCCGCCTTGTGGCCATATTTCCCGCTGTCAACAACCTCCCACTGGTGCCCCGCGTCTGCGTCAATACTGGTGCCGTCTGAAAAGAGCACCCGATAACACTCGTGATCCAACATCACGCCGGTAGCCCCCAGCACTACCGTAGGCTTCCCATCGCTACCCAACACCAGGTCTCCCTCCTGCAAAGCGCCCATAGTTGTCCAACCTTGCGGAGTAGGAATAGGGGTGTCCAAAGCCAAAGCTTTACTCGCCTGCGCGGAGAACATCAATACGACAGTCTCGTTCAGAGGGTCGGATATAGCATCCATAACGTCCCGCATCGGTGGGAAGCGGGACGTATTCCACGGACCGGGCTCGGCGGACGCCTCTTTCGACAGCACCCGGTACTCGTCCGCCCACTGAGACATCGTAAGGTCCGGCGGCGGCAAAAGCTCCCGGAGCGCTCGGCGGGTAGCGTCGTCAAATTCTGGGTGGCGCAACGTCGCGAGTACCGCATCCGCCTCCTTTCCCCACAACTGCCGTAGCGCCGCTTCGGCGTCAGTCATCATCCGCCGCCAGAGCCTCTACGTCGTCGTGCGGCATGTGGGCCGACTCGGCCAGAGCCCGAAGCACGCTTTTGATCTCCCGATTCAGAAGCGCTTCTATTTCCACGATGTTGCCGTCACAAGCCGGGATGATCGGAGCCAGGCGGGGCACGATGGCCAGCATGCGGGTTTTGACGTTGGAAAAGATAGTGGCCCAACGCTCCTCTACCAACGCCACGGACACGGACTCCCCTCGGGCCTTGGCCAGAGCGATCTCTTTGATCGATGCCTCCGCGTGTACCTTGCGAGCCCGACCCACTTCGTAGGAGCCTTTCGTTCCGCCGGCAGACTCCTCGTTACTGTCCAGCGCCTCCTGCCAGGTTTTGATAGCCTTCGGGTTGAACTCCCACGGCCGGCCTTTGCCACCGCGCACAACCACGGGCATACCCCGGTCTATGTAACTCATCACTGTGGGCCGGGATTTGCCGAGGACGTGACAGGCCTCGGACAGCGTTACCATCTTGATACGTTCGGTCATCTCCGCCTCGTGGCCAGGGCGATCCGCAGGTTCTCCCGGAAAATCGTTTTGAATTTCCTCGGAATGTACTTCCTGGCTCCCACATAAAAACCCAAATCCTTGGGGAGCTTGGCTTTCTTGCCGAGGTTGTATATCCGGACCAGCTTGCCCTGTTTCCTCTGGTATAAAGCTTTGCCCTTCTTTCCGAGCTTAAACAGCCGGGGGTTGTTCTTCGGCTTCTGGCCTTTCGGAATAAGCCCGCGCCGGGTGATTCCGGTTTCCTCCGTGGGGATAGCGAAATGCTTCCCCTTAGGCGTCCGAGTCTGTGCGCCCTCATGCTCCACGAGGAAGGGCGCTCGGTTATACACCGCCGCCTCCCAATGGCTTTTGGTGGCCGGGCGCACACGGAAGCCGTACTTGTTGCTCTTCTTGTTCCAGCCGGTACGCACGGTGAATATCTTATCGGCCCGTTTCTGCATAACGCCCTGGAACGCCTGGGCGGTATTGGTAAGAGACTTCGCCATTGCGAACGGAATTTCCTTCCGCTCGATATGGTCGAGCCGCGCCATGACCGCGCGGGGGGATCTCAGTGTCACTATTTTCATGTCCGACATTAAAGCGAAAATTTGAGGATTTGTCTAGGCATAAGCAAAATTTATGGCTCCCCGTTTAAGGTGCGATTTTTCCTTATGC